GCCCAGGCCTTCGATGAGGGTGCGCACGTTGGCGTCGAAGTCGATCACGTCGAGCGCCGCGGCAGCATCCGGCACGGTCTGGCCCAGCTCGGCGAGCTGCATCAGGTTGCCGTTCAGGCGCTCGATGGCGCCCACGTCGTCGAGCTTCTGCGCACGGGCCAGCGGGTTGTTGTACTTGACCTTGGGATTGCGCCCGCCCAGTGATTCGGGTGCCAGCCCGAACACGCCAGCGCGGTACATCAGGCCGAAGCAGCGCTCGATCAGCGGCGCCAGGTACTCGGCCTGCAGCCGGCCGTAGATCGGGCCCAGCAGCTGGCGGATCATGCCCACCCGCACGTGCACCTCGGTGGCCGTCATCGCCGGCCCGTCCTGTGGCTGCAGCTGGTCGGCCATCAGGATGCGGCGGATCGTGGCCACGTACTGCGCAATGCGCGAGTCAGCGAGCTGCCAGTCACCCCCGGCGCTGAGCTGCTTCATGCTGTCCACGCTGTTGGCCACGATGACCTTGCGTGCGCCCACCTTCACGGTGCGAGGGTTCAGCACACCGTCGTCTTCGGCGATCCACATGCCAGCCACCGCCAGCTCGCTGTTGGCCTTGTCGAGCCTCAGGAACTCGTTCAGCTCACGCGCCTCGGGCAGCGCGTCGAACATCGGGCCGATGGCATACACGCTGTCGGGGATGACGGCCCAGCGGGGCACGATCACAGGCATCTCGTGATAGCCGGACTCACGAAGCAGCGTCTTGCTCTCAACCTCGAAGTGGCACGAGGCAATGGGCAGGTTCTTGGCCAGGCGGGCGCCCTGCACGTGCGGGAAGCGCGGATAGATCGCGTGGCAGATCGTCACGCGGGCGTCTGGATCTTCCGTGGCCTTCTTGAGGGTGTCGCCGCTCACCGCCTGTTCTCCGAACTCGCGCACGGCCTGCTCGGCCGTCAGGGTGTACTCGCGCAGCACCGTATCGACCAGGCCACCGGCCTTTGTGGTGCTGGCGTACACGCTGGAGATGGGCCATTGCTGGAACTCGAAGCCTCCAGCCTCACGGTCCTGGTCGACGTAGAGCGCGAACCAGCCGGCCGCCACCATGTCGTAGGAGCACTCCATGGCCACGGCGTCGAACGTGCCGGCGTGGATCTCTTCGTGGAGCTGCTTGCCCTTCTCGTCGAGCCAGGCGCGGCCAGCGTCGTCGGCACCCGTCACGTCCAGCAGGCCCCACACCGATGACGACGGCGTGGCGCCTGACACCAGGGCACACGCCAGCGTGCGGCCGGCATCGGTGGCAGCGCTGTGCAGCAGTCGGGCCTTGCGGTCGAGCGCCTGCTGCGCGGTCAGCGGGTTGCCGCTGCTCAGGCCACTGCCGCGGATCGGGAAACTGTGGTCGAAGCACTCAGCCCACACCTGCTCATGCGGCAGGCGCAGCTCCTTCATGCGCTGCAGCCGCTTGACCAGGCTTGCGACAGTGGCGCTCATCAGATGGCCCCCCCAGCCAGCACTGAGGCGTTGCGCATGGTGGGCGCGTTGGCTGCAACGGTGGAGCGTGACACCTGGCCGCTGTTGCCCGCGCCGAGCACTGTGCTGCCACCGGCAAGCGTCTGATCACCGGCGCCAGTGGCCAGAGTGGAAGCCATACGGCGGCGTTTGGCATCGGCCAGCTTCGCGTTCGCGGCCACCTGGGCGCTGGTCCCGGCTTCGGCTGTCTCGCGGGCGTCCTGTGCCTGGGACAGCTTCAGCGCATCCTGCTGGGCGTGGATGCCCTTGCGGTTCTGGTCCGCGGTGTAGGCCGTTGTGGCCACGACTGCGCCGGCGGCGATTACTGCTGCGGTAGTTGCAGAGATTCCGAACATTCCAGGCCTCCATGTCGCTCTGCCAAGCGGTTGTTCTGGAGCAAGTGCGACCCTTCCACGAACCGCATCTCCAACTCGCGCACGTCACGGCATTCGTCGGGGTTGGGGAAGAAACCGGTACAGAACGTGTCTTCATGGGCAAACCCGACGCGCTTCGCGCCCGGCTTGCTGACGAGGGTCTGATGCCCTGTCACGCGCACCATCTGTCCCTCGTGCCACACAGTGATGTCGCCGACGAACAGCACCAGGTGCTCGGTCTTGTGCTGCGCACCGGTGAGCACGGTGCCGGCCGGGATGAAGATCTCGCGGGCGTAGATGCCGGGCGAGAAGTAGTGCGTGGTCTCCAGCTTCACTCCGAAGCCCTGCGCCTCGGCATCCAGAAGCTCAGCCTCCAAACGCTGGATCTGCTCCCGCGTCGGCGTCTGGGGCAGCAGAGCAAGCTCGTCCATGGCTCAGCGCCGCGCGTAGTAGCCGTCGGCGCACAGCACCGACACAAAGGGTTCCTTGACCTCGCCCACATCGATCTTGGCCACGAGCTGGGCGACGGTCAGGTGCTTGAACTGACTGGCATCGAGCGCCTGGGCGCCATGCGGCGTCACCGGCTCGAACACCACCTGGGGCGTCTTGGCTGCGGCCGCTTCCTTTGCGGCCAGCTGCGCGTTGGCTGCAGCGAGCTGAGCCTGCAGCGCGGCGATCTGCACGGCTGCAGAACTGTCTGCGCCACCCTCATCGTCGCCGGGAATGAAGGTGTCGGCACCGGTACTGGCGTTGTCCTGCGCGGACATGTCCTGCGCGGTCTCGCCAGGGATCTGGATGGGCTGGGTTCGGGCCATGGGCCGGGCTCCTTTGCGGGGGTTGCTGGGAAGCGCGGACATGTCCTGCGCGGTCGCCATGGTCCCCGGAGCGTCCCGGCGTGATCCAGCCGCCTACCTGACCCTCCCGGCCGATGACACGGGCTTGTCCATCGGCGCGAACATGCGCGACTTGCCTGTGAGCGCACACCATCGGTCGATGATGGCCTCACCGTCTGCATGCCTGGGCTCACTGCCATCCAGCCAGTTGCGCAGCGTGCCTCGCGGGATGCCGAGTGATCGGGCCAGCAGCTCGGTGCCCAGCGGCGTGCGCACGTCGGGATTGCTGGGGTCGGGATCGCCCAGCAGGTAGGCGATGTCAGCCAGGACGCGGGGCCAGTCGATGCGGACCGTCACGCAGCGGCTCCCAGCAGGTTGCCCTGCACCACCGCCGTGGGCACGGCCTCGATGCGCACCACCAGCCTGGCGCCCTTGTCGTCGGGCTCCATGCGCTCCAACAGGATGCGGCGGAACATGCAGTCGTCAGCGATCACGATGCCCTGCAGCGCGTCGCTCATGACCTTCTCGGCATTGCCCAGGTCGATGCACTGCACGCTGTCGTCCCAGGCTTCGCCGAGCTTGCGCATGCGGCGCTGCCAGTCCTGCGGCCGGTGCGGGTACAGCTCGGCATGCAGGCGTACCCGGCCGGTGATGGGCTTGCGCACGCCGGCCACCCGGGCCAGCAGGCCCACCTGCTCGCGGTAAGCCTTCGCCTCTGGCGTGACGTAGGTGAGCGCCATCGGCTGGCCGGTGCCCTTGTTGCGCACGACACGGTGCGCCCAGTAGCGATTAGCCGAGATGGGGTACGGAAGAACGAGCGTGATCATCATTCCCCCTCGGTGTTGCCGCTGGCCATGGCCATCAACGCCATGCCGATGATCCCCACGATGCCGCCGGCCACAAAGCCCAGCAGCAGGCCAATTTGCAGATCGCTCATGCGTACCTCCCAAGGTCGAAAACCGATGCCACACGAGGCCCAGGCTTGTCCCACTTCGTGCGGCCATCGGCCTGCATGTAGCGGCGGTGGCGCGGGCCAGGTCCCTGGTCTGGTTTCGTGGGGTCCAAATGCGCGCGCGACTCGTTCGGCCACGGGCAGTGCGATGCACGATGCCCGGCCTGTCCGCAACGGGTGCAGGTGTTGTCGGGGTGGGTCATCAGGACGTCTCCAGGAGGTCAGGAAGGGTTTGAGCGCCTTGGCTGCGTGAGGCGGTGCGCACCTGCCCCACCTCTCGGCTAAGCACCCGCTCGACTCGGCTGACCCACCCGGCCAAGTCATCCCACTGCGGGTTCACCTTGGGCGGAGGAATGTCGATGCCAGCGCTGAGCACGAGCTGGCGCAACGTGGACCAGATGCGGCCATGCTCGGATGGGTCGATGGCTGCCGATACGAGGGTGCTGCGCCCCTCGTTGATCGCATCGACCAACACGCGATTGCGGGACAGCACGGCGTTGATGCGCGCGAAGTCATGGTCCTTGGCACCGTAGTGGTACTGGCACCACCAGTTGATCGCGCCGGAGTGTTCGGCGATAGCGCCGGTCAGACTGCAGCCGTTGGCGGCGCAGGTGTGCCGAGGCTTGTTGGGCGCTGGACGAGAGCCTGGGCGTTGCTCGTTCGCATCGTCGAAGGTGACGCGCTTCATGCTGCCTCCTGGTGGTACTTGCCCTCGTGCACCTTTGCCCAGTTGCTGGGCAGCACGAGCCATTCGAGCTCGACGACGAAGGGCCGTTGATCGGGGTCACGCGGCTTTACGCGACCGGTGAGGAAGGGGCTCTTGGCAACGTAGCCGAAGAATCGGCGCAGGTACTCGATGCCCTCGCCCTTGTCGGTCCAGCCTTTGTCGACGGCGGTCTCTCGCCATCGGGCTCGGAGGTGGTCAGCCCTGGCGCCCTTCCACTGCGATGGCAGGTGCTGGGGCATGGCGGGCAATACCTCGGCCCACAGGGCGAGCACCTCCCGGTGCGGACAGTCCGGCGGGCCATGGGGTTGGGGCTGCCCAGGATCGACCAGGGCCAGCTGCGGCGGCTCGGCCGAAGGTCGAGCGGGATCAACCTCGACAGAGGTTGAGGTATTAACTACGTTTATCGTGGAGTCTGGTGTCTGGTGTCTGGTGTCTGGTGTCTGGCTAGGTTCACGCTCGACGCTGGTTGTAGGTGAACGATTCGTGCTCTGATCGTGCGTCGATTCGTTGAACGATTCGTGCTCGGTTCGTACC